CACCTGACTTAGGTTTGTTTAAACTAACATCTTTACCTTTATATTCGGCCTCATCTATTTCATTGGCATATGTTCCATCCCAACTAAAGGATTGTTCGTTTACCATTGGAAAATCAAATGGTAATCTTTCACCCTTATAATTAAAAAATTTACCTCTATCTGATTCTAATAACTCGATTTCTTCTTCTGACCATTCATTATGACCATCATTATATAACTTACGACCCTCATTAATCACATCAAAGTATTTGGGGCTACCATATCTAAAAACATTTTCAGTTAATGAAATACGATTATCAATATGATATTGTAATTCTTCAGATATTACGGTCTTTTCTTTAGTGTATGACTTTAAAACCGATTCAATTAATTTAGTATCATCGACTAAATCCTCATCCTCTTTTTCGGGTTCACTTAACGGTATGGATACATCGTCAAAAGAATCTAACGTTTTTGGTTGTAATGGTGGGTCTAATAAAAATCTTTGATTAATCCAACTTCTTAATTCATTTTCAACAAAAAATTCAGGAACAGGTTTATCATCTGGCTCGTTTGATGCTATTTCTGAAATATGATAAGCGAATTTTAGTTTGTTTTCATTATTCATTAAATTCATTAACCCATCACTTATAAAAAATATTTGACTAAACGGGTCCACAGGATTAATATCTCCTTCAGCAAAACTAAATACCTTCATAATTGCCTTCGCCCACCAAGATTTATAGGATGACGTTTCTTTTAATGTTGGACCTATTAGTTTATTAAGTGCTCTAACTGCAGATGTAAACATTCCCGCTACGGCAATTTGTGGTATAAACCAAGGCATTAAACGTATAAATGCTTTAAATCCACCTTCACCTACATGTTTAGCTAATCTTTTATTTTTAGCTCCGTTAACGATACTTCTTAATTGTCCAAAAGTAATGGGTCCTTGAGCGTTACAGAATTTTTTAGCGTCACAAATACTTTTAACTACTTTACTTGAAACATTAACGTCGCCCCCTAATTCCTCTAATACTAAGTTAACTAACTTATCTATTGATTCATTTTTCTTTTTATAATTCTTCACTTTAATTCTTGTTGGTTTTTGACCTTTCCCTGTTTGAGTATCTTTCTTTTCTTTTTCTCGTTTCCTACGACAAGCCGAGTCTTTATCTTTCTGAGACATTTTACCTGCAACACCAGCACCTCGACATACGGGATACGCTCCTTTGTCTGCGTCTCCACGACCACATGGCGGGTGACCACCACCTTTTTTCTTTTTACATATATTAACCCATGGACCCTTTGGTTGTGAGGAACCTTTCTTTTTTTTCTTCTTTCCAAACCAAACGGCTAAATCTTCTGTTAAAATATATTCACTCATACTTGATTATTACTATAATTTTATTATCTATTAAATAAATATAACGAGAAATAAACTTATTCATTAAATAAAAAAACAAAATGGCTAAAGCTAAAAAGACAACGTCTGACGAGACAAAAAAACCAACAGCTAGAAAAACTAGAACTAAAAAAACTGAAACTAAACCTGTAGAGGAAAAAGTGAGTGAAGTTTTAGAAGGTCAAGGTACCGAACAATCTGTTGATGAACAACCAAAACCTATTGGAACATTATTTGACACTATAAACTATAGTAATCTTCAAGATTTAGATAAGTTTGTACAGAACTTAAATGGTGACCAATCATTGTACTGTGTGGTACACGCGGCTAAATCGGCACACAAACGAGGTGCATTTAGTATTGAAGAGTCTGAAGTGATTTCAAGAGCTATCAGAGTGTTAACTACACCTCCTGAGGATAAAGAAAAATCAGTTCCTGACCCTGAAGTACACAAAGCAGATTAATTAAATTAAAAAGGGACATTGTCCCTTTTTTTATGCAAAAAAAATACATTATGACTAGAAGTGAAATAAGTACAAAAATTGTGAAAAATGAAATGATTATGATGAGGGCACGTAATAATGGTCATAAACCAAATGATGGTGATAAATTTCAACCATTAAGAATTGAAAATGAAATTTTAAGATGTATGTATTTTGGGGAAGACTCCCCTCATTGTATTAGAAACTATACAAATAAAAAAGGGGACCAATAAGGTCCCCTTTAATATTCCTATTAAGATATATTATCTTAAAGAGTTCAAGTCAAATGTTCTAACACCATCAACTACGATTCTACCATAGAAACGGTTATTAACCATTTTCTTAGCGTATCTCGTCATAATACCCTTTATCGGAGTAAAGTTGAACGGGTTATACATTGTAGGTGTCAACTGTAATGGTACATACGGTGCGTAAACGTACCCTGTATCCAATAATGAAGAACCTTTATGTCCCAATAAAACAGTGTTTGGTGGGAAGTAAGGGTCTCTGTACACTTGGTATCTACCTGATAATGTACCTACTCTTTCAATACCCATGTTGTATTGGTCTTGGTCTGGAGCCGCATTTGATACGTGGAAGTATTCCAAGTCATCAAAGATAGCTGAAATTTCCGAAGAAACAACAATCCAGTTAGCTCCACCTCTTAATGTAGATTTGTGAATTTGAGCTGAGATTTGGTTAATCGCAGTAATCAATGTCTGATTCCAGTCTTTTTGGTTATAGTTAACTGAACCATTAGACACTCTCTTCCATCCGTTGTAATCCCAACGTAATGTCCAAGCCGCACCTTTTCTTAAGTCTCTTAAGATTTCACGGTCAATTTCAGCAGCCACTTGTTCTGATAATAAAGCTGTTAATTCAGCCTCAGCATCAATGTTATGGAATGCAGAAACATCTTGTGCTAATTCTGGAGACCATTGTGCTCTTAGTTTTCTTTCTGTAACCGATACAGTAACTGCATCAAGGTCAAAAGAAACTTCACCCATTTGGTCTTCGAATTCTAAGTCAGCATATACTCTGTAAGTCGCACCAACCGTAGGGTTAGCCGCGAATGTAGTACCTGTATAACCATCGATTGAACAGTTAGCACATCCAACAACAGGTGTTGAAGTATCAACTGATAAATAAATTACACCGTCAGCAGTACAAATATCATCATACTTACCACCTGGTCCTGTATAGTTTCCTGGAGGGAAGTTAGTTTGAGATTCGTTACCGTATTGAACGATACCTTTACCGTACTTCTGTGTTACCACGTTAAAGTTAAAGTAATCACCACCTATTTGTACTTCTAATGATGCTAAGAAATCCTCAGTATCTTGTTCGTTACCTGTAGGTCCGATTAATTTACCTTGACCTGCAGATGCAAATCCTGATAATGCAACTAAAAGTGTTCTTTGGTTACCTGCATAATCACCTGCAGCCGCAACTACTAATGATGAACCATCCCATTTTACTAATGTGGTATTAGCAGCAATTCCTGAAAACGCTCCTTTAGAGTAATCGAATAACCCAGCTGGGTCTGAATTCGGTGCAGAACCTTCGTAAAATCTATCATAAAGGTTTTTACCTGAACCGTAGTTTACTGACGTACCAGAAGGACCATTAGGTGCTCCGAAAGGTGCAACATGTGTTCCATCAGCATTTCTGTTCTGAATTTTAGGTACAAAGTAGAATAATTTACCGATTGGTAAGTTCATCGCTTGTACTGATACGATATCATTAGCTAATAATTTAGAGAATACTCTTCTAATGATAGGGAAGACTACTGTTTCAAATGAACCTGAGTTATCTGAAGCAGATGCTTCGTTAATTAAGTGAGACGCTTGGTTTTCATATAATTGTGCCATGTTCTCTTTTACGTGACCTTTAAGACCCTCTAGGAATCCTAATTTGTCCCATTTGTTGATTGTGTCTTCTTTGATAACTTTAAGGTGTTTTAACCCAATATTACCAACAAGACCTGATTCTAATAATGCTCCCATTTTAGTATTTGTTTTTTTTAAATTTTATTTTTGAAGTTTACCCATTAAATCCTTCATTCTCATGAACTGAGGATTTTCGTAAGTTTTACTTTCGATAAGATTTGTAGCAGAACCTTTAGATGGTGATTTCTGTACTTTAGATGCAACTGATTCAGTTACAACTGCAGAACTTCCTTTCGAGTCTAAATCTTCTTTTACAGTCTTATAAAGACTTTTCGATTCCTTGATTGTTTCAGCAGAATCAAAACGTCTTAAAATGTTTATTTTTTCTTGTTTTGTTGTCGAATGCTCAGTAAACAGTCGAGTAGCGTATGCTAGATTTGAATTGAAAACAGCAACTTCATTAAGTTTTTCTTTAAAGATGTTAAGTGCCTTACGGTACTCTTCATTTTTTTCTCTTAATTGTTTTACTTCTTTCTCAAGTGATTCATTGTACCTTGCTCTATTAGGAATAGAATGTGGTTTTGAAAGTCCTTTAGATTTATCAGAAGATGCTTTCTGTCCAGCAGCGTGACTTCTCACCATACCTTCTTTAGCCTCTTCGTAATCTTTGTGAGATTTTGAATCATCACCTTTTT